AGAATCACTCTTAAATGAGCTTCCAAAGTCGATAAAGCGGAGGAACCCATTCTCTTCAAGAATATTGCCACTATGAATATCAAAATGACAAATGCCTTGCTTGTGTAAGAGAGAGAGTCCCGTGAGTAAATGGTTGAAGGATTCGATAAAGAGAAAGGAATCTGTAATGTGCAGATTGCGCAAGGAGGTGCCTTTATATGGGGCAGAAATCTCGGTCAGATTCTTGTCATCGGATTTCTTAAAGATTTTACAAAACCCTTCGTATTCAGGACGAGACTTTTTGAAGTTCTTCTCTCTGCATCCTGTTTCATCTTGTACAACAAAGTAGTATTCCCACAGAGATATACTTTGTATAAGTTTCGAGATAGTGAGTTCGATTTTGGCATCCTCCTTGGTTAAGAGTTTGCGCACCCGCCTTCCTTTCCCCTTGTCTTTTGCATCAGATTTACATGGGGGTGCTGACTCTTCTGGATAGATGCATCCATAAGAACCCTCAGCCATTGGTTTGACTGTGCGTACATCCGTATGTAACATATCTACTACTACAAACATTAGAAGCATTCCCGAATGTACGAAGGGTTTCAAGGATCCAACGTTTCCGAAGGTTCCGAACTATCTCTCTTTCGTATATTCTTTTACATAACACTCTCATTGATTGCCCTTTTTGCTGTATGTGAAGTGTTTTTTCCTAAAACAGTGAATGAAGGATTCTCTACCGTTTTTCCACGAACGAGTTTCTGGAGTACCTTTGCTGCACCACGGACCGACGTTGGTCCGACAGAAGAAGATTCCGCCTATATCCGAGATCCCAGATATTTCAATGGGTATGCGGATGTGAGTCGTCTTGGTGTGCCCTATGACTTCTGTCGTATGGTTACGAAGAAGGGAACGGAGGATCTCTTTTTTGCCTGTGCTCTCGCAGGGACTGACAATCTTGATTCAACCTCATTTCGTACTCCTTCCGTCTCAACTGGTTTCCGTATATCTAAGGATGACTACATGCGGGACATCAATAAAGATGGTAGGGCAGAATACTGTCGTATTTTACTGGATCGTGACTCGACCTATCAGCCTCTCTGTCTGAGATCTGGTGACGGGGGATTTGATGGGAGAGATGTTGTAGATCCTACTCCGCCAGAGGAGATTGCCCAACTTCTCCGCTTCTACGAAGGATGTGAGATGTGGCTGCGGTTTGCACATTCCTTGGAAGATTATGTCGATGCCGTCAGTGTACAGATTGCTGGGGATGTGACCATTAATGAACTCCCTTCAGCGGCTGTTGAGGGTGTATCCTTCAATGGGGCAAATCAGTATTTACGGATATTTGATGGGGATAGTTTGACTCTAGGCACAGGTGTTCCTCTGAGGTCTCTTCGTACATGGATGGTCTGGGTGAGGTTTGATGCATTTACAAACAATGCGAAGATCTTCGACTTTGGCAATGGTGCGAATGCAGATAATGTGTTCTTGGGCATTCTCGGAAAGGGTGATTATGCAATACAACAGGCGAATGAGTCGACCGTTCCGACAGAGCCCTCAGGCCAACAAACTGTGGCAGAAACCACTCCGAAGAACTTAATGGAAACAACGGATGCGAATGTGAATGATTTCGACTGTAAGGCAATTACTGTATTTCCGAGGAAACTGAAGCCGAGTGCTGTCCGAACCGATACACTCATTCCTTCCGACAAGGCCACTCTCCTGTATGAGGTCTGGGACAAGAACAGCCGTAAACTAAGTATTACAGTAAACAATGTGCTTCCATTAAAGAAATGGACGCATATTACTATCACTGCTGATTCAGGGGATGCGTTTCGTCCGGCACTGAAGATCTACGTCGACGGAGTTCTCGTCTATACGAAGGGCGATGGCTGTCTCCCTTCGACAGGAATATTGAGCAACTGTTACATCGGTAAAAGTAATTGGAAGAGCTCTCTCTTCTCGAACAAGGATGAACTCTTTCAGGGAAGCCTGTTTGATTTTCGTGCGTATAGTGTTCCTGTGTCTTCTGAATTTATTGAGGAATCCCTTGTATGGGGAAAGAAGATGCTTGGCATTGAATAAAATGTCACTACGTTATAGAAATGGCAGGCAAACGTACCACTAAGCGCAAGTTATCTCCTGGGCTGAAGGCATGGAATGAGAAAGTGATGAAGCACTTTAAGAAGGGCAGAAGCACGAGGGGTAAGAACTACACCCTGAAGATGGCAATGAAGGATGCCAAGAAGGACAAATAAACTACTAGGTTGCCTCTGTCACAGTGGCCCTTGCTCTCGGTTTCGGAGTTACTTTGTTAAAGGAACTCCATTGCCAGGATACTGTAATCTGTGGAACAGAACACTGCTTCATTCTGCTAATGTTCATCAGTGTATCATTCACATACTTCTTGAGATTTGTAAAGGAGAGTAAACACTGATCAATACGTTCCGCCATCAGCAGTCGAATGGCTGACTGGCTATAGTTTGCTGGCAATTCCTCACATAAGGTGTTCAGCAAAATAATGGAGGTATGAACAAACATTTCGAGAACTGCACGGATGGCTGCGTGTTTAATTCTCTTCACTTCACGTTTTACGAGTTCTGCCTTCATATCTTCCTTGGCAATTTCCTTCATCAGATATCTGACACCCAGGTCGCCATTATCATCTGCAGTGAAGTGGCCTTGATATTGGCCAATACGTTGGTCTTGTATTTCTGCCGAGATTCGGTGGATTGCCATGATTACTTTCGCATCTTCCATTTCCTTCACAAGTCGATATATCCGAGTATATGCTGGAAGTCCTCCGCATGGAACATCTCCAATATTTCTTGGTGCAACCCCATTTCCTTCCTTGCGAAGAAAATCGTAGTAATGCGGATTATGCACGATCCCATTTACAATTTGACCAGTTGTCCAGGAGAATGCTGTGTGACAGTCAGTGCACCACATTTGGTCACAGCCGTCGATCTTGCTAATCCGTTGCCCACACTTCGGGCATCCCTTTGACTCCTTAATAATGAGAGCGACGGATTCCTTTTGACCCGGGTCACAGGTGTGCTCTGCCTCCTTCTCCTCGCCCTTGATGACGAGACAATCAGGACAAGCCCAGAGTTGGCACGTCCCACATTTATATGCGGTGCTTAAGAATCCACGGCACTCGGTGGCTGGGCATTTCATGATGAACTTTGCCTTCTCGGTCTTTGCTTCTCCATGGCCGAGAGTCCACGCAGGTGGTTGGCGGCCTTCTGCTTCTGCAGTATAGCGAATGACCTGGGAACGTACAGAAGAATACTTGGAAAAAATTTGCTTACGTAGCATCTCAAGGGTATTTAATTCGTCTGAATACTCTTTGAGTTTTGCAGAGTTACTCCTCACCTTCAAGGTTGCCTCGACACGTTCCTGACGTGTTGGAAGAATTGCCAGTTCCCTCTCCATGAGGATATCCTCGCGGTGCTTCTTATAGGGTCCCGTGCGGAATGACTTGGTGAAATTCAGATCGAGGAAGTCATCATTCCATTCCTTCCTACAGCTCATACAATGCGGGTCAACACCAACGGAGAGAAGGTACCGTTTTACACAGTTCACACACGACTTATAGTCACAATATGGGCATGTTAATTGTTTTCTGAGCTGAACTGTGAATTCTGAACAACATGTTTCGCATGTATCTGTCATGGCCTATTCCTTATCTGTGGTCTTGTTTAGCCCTTCACGCATCTGTCCTTTCACCGTGCTTTGCAGAGAGCGGACTTCTGCATATAATTCTTTTACCGAATCAACGAGTACAGCAGTAAGATTTGCATAGGCAATACTCTTTGACCCCTTGGAATCGGTATAGACCAGTTCTGGATAGATTTCCTCCATCTCTTGGGCTAAAAAGCCGATATGGCGTTTCCCGCTCGTCTCATCAGTGCGTGTGTAGGAAATTGCATGAACATTCTCAAGATTCGATAAGGAATTGGTGAGGGGAACGATGTTTTCTTTGAGCCGTGCATCTGAACTGAGTGAGATTCCATTTACACTTAATATATTATTTACGGAATCATATATAATCGATGATGATGATGTGTAAAATTTGCCTGATGGATCGGCAAAGATAACCCCATTTGCCGCAGATGCTGTTTGGATTAATCCTGCAGTAAAGACGTTTACATTCAATGCCTGTAGTGTAAAGGTGCTTGGTGTTATGCTACGAATGGATCTGTGCCCAGTATCGGCGATATAGAGGGTAGAGGATGGATCAATTGCTAGTCCACGTGGATTTAAAAAGGTTGCCTGGGGAATATTTCCAGAAGTTATGGTTGTCCTGTCAGGAATTGTAAGGGAGTTAGACCCTGATAGTGTTGTTACGGTATATCCTGCATTTGCAGTTACAGTGGTGTAGGTTGTTCCCAGATAAACAAAATTCGATGTTGTGCTATAGGTGATTTGCGATAGTCGGCGTAGACTCATTGTTCCAGAATCGATAACATATACAGTATTTGTAGTATCGACGACAATTCCCGCCGCAGTTGAAAACTTGGCCACAGAACCAATTCCATCGACGATATTACTGGATCCTAGTTCTGATCCGGCGATTGTTGATACAGTTGCAGTGGATAAATTAATTTTCCGTATTGCGGTACTATCAGAAACGAAGAGATTACTTTGTTGAAGGTCGAGTGCTAGAAAGGTTGGTCCTAAAAACTGTGCTGATAGCCCCACACCATCAACCAAGCTGGCAGTTCCTGTTCCAGCAAGTGTAGTTACAATACCTGTATTTGCATCTATTCTGCGAATGCTGTAATTCCCTGTATCAGCTACGTATACCGTACCGTCACTACCAACGACTAGACCTTGCGGATTCAGAAAGGTGGCTCTCGCCTTTGCCCCGTTCGAAAATCCACCGATGCTTGTCCCAGCAAAGAGTTGGAATGTCCCTGTTACTGCTGTCGATGAAAAAATCAACTGAGATGAATATATCTGATTTCCACTTGTAACATACAGCCTTGATGAAGAATATGCAATATTTGTTGGATTTGCGAGTGAGGAGGAAAGCTGCGATCCCACGTCACCACTCATGGTATACCCGATTGTTTTCGTTACCCTATCTGTATAGAATATGGTATTGTTTGTTGATGCCCACGTTAGATCATATGGAGATATCTGATCGGAAGTGAGGTGGGTCTGTATTGTTCCAGCAGATTGGACGATATTCGATTGAAGTCCGAGGAGTGCTGTAACAGTATCTGCATTAGATAAGGACGGGGGTACTGCACCTGGATTCGTTGGTGGCCATGGATATGGCAAATATACGGTTAGACCCGTGAACCCTGTATATCCTGCAGCTCCTGTAAGACCTGTAACACCTCGAGGTCCTGCGAAGCCAATTGGTCCTGTTGGCCCTGTTGGTCCTGTTTGTCCAGTTACCGATGAGGTCGGTCCCATATATCCTGTTGGGCCGGTTGGTCCAGTTTGTCCTGTTGGTCCAGTTATGGTTGATGTTGGTCCCGTCAATCCTGTTTGTCCTGTTGGCCCTGTTGGTCCTGTTAATCCAGTTGGCCCCCTTACTCCGGTGATACCGGCCACACCTGTTGGTCCAGTTCTCCCGGTTAAGCCTGTTGGCCCATCTGGACCAGCGAATCCGGTAGAACCAGTTGGTCCAGTAACGATCGATGTAGGACCGGTACTTCCAATAGGTCCTATTGGTCCTGTCGCCCCTGTTGCGCCAGTAGTTCCTGTGAATGCAGCTGGTCCAGTAAATCCTGTAACTGAGATCCAATTTGTTCCTCCAGTTCCATCTGTCACAAGAAATTGCATGGGTGGGTATCTTGTGTTAGAAGGACCGAGGGCAAAGACTTTTCTTAATACAATTGCATCAGCATCAATAAATGGGATGTTCCTCGACATCTTTCTATACTAGATGATTTTTATTGCCAAAAGATTCGCCCACACGTACTAAACGAGAATCAGTAGACACATCAGATGACCCAGGGTGGAGGACTATTACAATTAGTTGCAAATGGAAAACAGGATGTTTTTCTTACAGGAAATCCACAAGTAACTTGGTTTAAGATGGTGTACCGTAGATATACGAATTTCTCGATTGAATCGTCAAGTATCCCCTTTGACACTCAACCTGATTTTGGTCGACGCCTGACCTGTCTTCTTCCGAAGAAGGGAGACTTACTTGGGCCACTTTGGTTAGAAATAACTCTACCGGCACTTACCGATTCACAGACAGGAGAACCTCTTTCTTATACAAATGCAATTGGCCATGCTATGCTTCAAGAACTTAGCTTTGAGATAGGCGAACAGGAAATCGATCGTCAGAATGGAGAGTGGATGGAATTGTGGTCGAACTATACAGTAACAGCAGAAAAGCAAGATGCATGGAATACTATGATTGGGAAAGTAGTCGGTGCAAGTCAGGGAAATGCCAGCTCCGAAATGGTTGGATTGTATGGCCCATTGACCTTACAAGTTCCCTTGCGCTTCTGGTTTTGTAAGAATCCTGGCATGTATCTTCCCTTATTAGCACTCCAATATCATCCCGTACGACTGAATATAACGATTCGCCCGTTAAATAAATTGTTTGTGAACGACAATCCGACAGTTAGACCCTGTGACCAGACGGCGAGTCCTGTGAGTATAACTTCTATGCAATTGTATGGAGATTACATTCACTTGGATCTGGAAGAGAGGAGGCGCTTCGTATCAAATACGCATGAGTATTTAATCGAACAGGTACAATATACATCACCATATCCAATCGAATCGAATGCGCAAACAATTCAAATACCAATGGAATTTAACAATCCACTTCGGGAACTCTATTGGATTATACAGCGAGATGCATCATTAAATGCAAATCAATATTTCAATTACACAAATTATACGGTTGGAGAAACTGCACCCTCTTTTCAAAATCTCATCACAACAGCACTATTACGAGTTGAAGGATATGATCGATTTGATATTCGTATGGCAGATTATTTCCGTCTATCGCAGCCGTTTCAATATCATACAGTTGTTCCGATTAATGATTATGTATATTCTTATTCTTTCTGTTTCCGACCAGAAGATATTCAACCAAATGGGTCTATGAATGCGAGTAGATTAAATACGATGACTCTACAACTTGAATTAAATACCACTGTTACACCTGCACGTGGCACAGCGAATGCACGAATTTACGCATTGAATCATAATATTTTGCGAATTGTGGATGGGTTTGGCGGCATTTTATTTCGTGTATAATATCAATGGTGTTACCGACCCCCGAATTAATCAAAGAAGCTGTTGCAGGATCACATATTGCAGTATGGCATCAGCCTTCCTTTAGTCGTATTGGTATGTTTATTTTTACACTCATCTTCGGTGTATTCGGAATGCATTATGTGATGTTACGTGCCCCACTTATTGCAGTATTGTTTATACTTATAAATGCAGCGACATCTGGATATTGGCTAATGTTTGACCTTTTACAGCTTATGTTCACGAGCGTGGATGACTTAAATACGTTTGGTCTTGGATCGCCGTTTCTGTTTGAATACGGCGTTGCTGTGGGAATGTGGCAAGGAGGAACCGTAGAAAAGGAAGCTCAGAAAAACGCATCTCCTGCATCTCCTCAGGAAAATCCTTCGCCAAACCTACCTGAGAAGCCCCTTAAAGGAGGATTTAGTGTATTGGGTAGTAAAGGTACTGCTGCTCCTTCTGCTGCTCCTGCTCCTTCTGCTGATTCTCCACCGAAAGAACAAAATCTAAAAGATACTGCTGCAAAGTTTGCGGAAAGCTTATTAAAACTTGTCTTAGACTGGATCCTCTCAAAGAGAAAGGATCCAGGGCCAAAAAGCCTTGAATGGGGGAAACCAATCTCAAATCTATTTACGTATGGATTCTGGGTATTTTTCTATATCTTATCTACACCCCTTGGACCAATTTCTTCTGCAATTGCTGGTGATAACTGGAGTGCAATTATGCATCTGTTTAATCCCATGTTTATATTAACATCAATTGTTGAAACCTTATATATAACCTTTTTCCCTATGGAAGTCTTTGTAAATGGTGTAACACGCCCTTTCCCGTATGTCTGGCTATTTACATCCATTGCAGCTGATGGCCAAAGTGAATTTATTCAACGCTCGAAGATTGCTCCATCAGATCCAGCGGATGCTTATAAGATGATCGAGCCATATATTGATATTGCCAGACAGGGTATAGGATTGGCTGAAGGCCTACTGACCTATGTTCCTCTGGCTGCGGGAGCTGCTGGTGCAAAAGCCTTAGATAAGTTCTCGCAGGCGGCTATGATTGGAGCGCAGGCGCAGGCGCAGGCGCAGGCGCAGGCGCAGGCTAAGCCTTCAACACCCCAGAAAGGCGGATTCATTCAAAAGGGCGGATTTGTCGAAAAGAGTCTGGAATCTCCAGACACTATCTCACTCGGTATACTCGCCGCGGTTGTAGTTGGTGGATTACTTCTAGGGCTAAGTAGAAATGTCCTTCAAGGAAACAATGATTCCCCTCCAGTCCCAGGAACAGTTTGAACAAATGAGAGCTTCTTCTTTAAAATTAAAGAATAATATACTTATTTACTTTACAGCAAAATGGTGTGGCCCCTGTCGTGCATTTGATTGGGAGTCTATAAAAGGGGAATTTACTGGGTACAACCTCTTTATTTGTGATGTGGATGAGAATACCTATACTCCTGGATTCTGTGGTGTACGCAGTATTCCTAATTTTCTTATTATCAAGACCGATTCAAGCGTCGTCGGTCCTAAACAGACGTCCGATCCCGCTAAACTTGTCGAGTGGTTAAAGGAGTCGTCCTAACACCCCTATAGTAGATGGATCTTATTATTGTAGGCGCAGGGTTAGCAGGATTACACTGTGCACTTCGTATATCAGAGAAATATCCTAGGAATAAGATACTTCTCCTCGAATCCTATTCGGTGCCAGGTGGCCGAGTAAGTACAGTGACACGGGGTAAACAGCATTGGGAGGCGGGTGCTGGGCGTATTCCAGAGTCGCATAAGTTAATTTCTTCCTATTGTAATCGCTATTCATTGACACGATTCCCAATCACAGTGTACTCTGAATATATGGATGAACCCGGTATTCAGAAGAAAAATCTATGGAACTATATTGCAAAGGCGATTCAGGGCACCTTGGCAGGAATTCCAAAATCAACACTCGGTCACTATACTCTGTATGAGATCTTGCGAAAGCTCTATTCGAAAGATACGGTCGAAGACTTCTTTTCCTATTTCCCCTATCGCTCAGAATTAACAACACTCCGTGCAGATCTCGCCTTTTCCGAGGAATTCTCTTCATCCGAAACCTTTTACGGAATTAAAGAAGGCCTTTCAGCAATCATTGATGGTATGGTGGGTGAGATTACATCACGGGGGATCACTATCCTCTGTAATCATCGTGTTACAGGAATGGGCTCTCTCGACACCATCCCAATGTCTCTCCATTGTATGACTCCCAATGGAATGAAGACCTTTACCGCAGCAAAGATAATTTTTGCTCTTCATGCAAATGCTCTTCGCTCTATACGCCCCTTTACACGGTATCCAATCCTTAAACATCTTAAAATGACCCCTCTTCTTCGCACGTATGCAATCTTTCCCAAGTACCCTCAGGAAAAACAGGTATGGTTTTACGACATGCCAAAGATTGTTACGAATGGACCTCTTCGTCATATCATCCCTATTAATTCATCCTCTGGCTTAATTATGACCTCGTATACCGATGAGGATGATACCTTGTACTGGGATACGTTTCGACTAAAGAGTAAGGAGTCTCTTACGAAGGCCCTTCTGAAGGAATTGCGTGAGTTACTCCCTATGAAACGAATCCCCAATCCTCTCTATGTAGCGTCTCATCATTGGGAGGATGGATGTACATACTGGAAACCTGGATCATATGATCCAGTAAAGGAATCGAATGATATTATGCGCCCCTTCCCCACACGTCTCCCCGACGTATATGTATGTGGAGAAAGTTTTAGTATGAAACAAGCATGGATGGAAGGGGCATTAGAACATGCGGATGCAATGTTGAATAAGTTTTTCTTTCGTGCCACTTAGATGGGAAGTCCTCTAGGACTATATCTTTTTCATGTTCTGATTGTCTTTCCTTTATTATTCTATATTGCTTTTTTTCGTGGTCTGGTTCCTCCCTGGGTGTATCATATGCTGACAATCATTGGCCTCGTCATCATTGTATATCATCTATATATGGCCTTTCAACGATGGACGTCTCATTCTCCCTTTATCTGGGTAAATATTATGCATATCATCTTCATAGGACCTCTCTTAGTCTATATAGGAAAAAATGACTACAACACACCGAAATGGGCATTTGAGGTTCTAGCATTGTCTGCCTTTGCTGCCTTGGGCTACAATCTATATCAAATTGTTCTCTACGTCAGCAAGTTACAGACGATCCGTCCTGAAGAAGTTCAGGCGGGAGTGAGTCCCAAACCCTCTTGAACTTCTCCACGGGCAAGAATCTCTGGAGAGAGACATTTTACGCTATGATAGATAAAGGATGGTTTACTCTTAAAGTTATCACCACAAGAAGTACAGATGATCTGTCCCTCTTGTGTCATTCCTAGCATCTCCTGCATCTCCTCCGCAAGATGCTTTAACAAATAATGACTTCTCAGTTGACCGCGAGTATTTGCAGCATAGGAGCAGCATTCTGAGGGACACCCATAATCCTTTTGCTTTTTCTCGGAATGCTCTGGATGACGTGAGAGAATGTGGCAATCTAGATTCTGCTTCACGGCTGACTCGTAAGGACAGTGCTTACACTTGTGCTTGAATGTTCCTGAATGCTTCGCCTTGATGTGCTCGTGGACCGATGAAATATTCTTCACTGGGCGGATATAGTCACAGTGGGGGCACTGGACATTTCCATCGGCGGTGCGAATGTAGGTGAAGCGCTGCTTAGACTCCATGTGGGACTTCCTCGGTGGGGAGGCGGCACTTCAATTTTTTCCGAGCTGCCCAGGAAAAAATGAACCAATGCCTCCCCCCATCACCCTGTCCCCAGATGCAGTGGATTTCAGGAACTCTCGAACTCACGTCAAAGGTCCGCTATGGCATGAGTAGTCATGGAAATCCTCTGTTCCGTTTCGTGCCCTATGACCGACGATGGTCACCGTTTGCAGTGGCATCTTCCATTCGTGACTTTAGCACAAATATACACGCAATCATTGAACCTATTGAGAGTAAGAGTTCTATGCCAAAGGGATCCATTGTACAGCTGCTTGGACAACCAAGCGATCACACGGAAAAGGCGATGTTGATGATGAGCTATGCGTATGACAGTAATAAGGACCTTCGAAAGATTATCCCTTCACCCCTGTCCACCTTTTGCGCAGATGAGCGTGAGAAGGTCGAGGGCTTTACGTTTCATATTGATCCTCCAGGATGTAAGGATGTGGATGATGCGTTTACGTTCAGGAAAGAGGGGGACACATGGATTGTCTATATTCACATTTCCGATGTGGATGCTTGGATTTCCCCGTCATCTCTTACTGATTCAGTTGCAAAGAAACGAGCCACAACCTTTTACTCCTTGGATGGCAAAGCTCTTGCACCAATGTTTCCTCCAAATATTTCGGAAGAGAGTGCATCACTTCTTCCAGGTTCGGCAAAACCTGCTCTCTCTCTTCGGTTCACCTGGACACCTGGACATCCCGTTGAAGATGTGCGTTGGGTAAAGACACTCATTGTATGCAATCGCTCGTTTACCTACGAAGAGGCATCTAGCTTACAGAGTATTCCTGAACTAGCTGCCTTGCGTGAGGTGTCTAGATCTCTTTCTGCAGACCCGTATGATTGGGATGATACGCATCGCTGGGTAGAGTCAATGATGATCTTCTATAACACACACGCAGGGACTCTCCTGAGAGATCACGGGAAGGGAATTTTGAGGCGCCATTCTGCGAAGAAGTCAGAGCTGCTCAGTAAAATTGGAGAGTCTGGCCTCTCTTTCTTGGGAATGTCGGCTGCTGAATATGTGGATGCGACAGACGAGAATGTTGCTCATGCGGGTCTGAAGAAGAATGCCTATGCGTATGCAACATCTCCTATTCGACGGTACTGTGATCTGGTAAATCAGAGGTGCATTAAAGAGATTCTACACTCCTCCACCCCGCTTACTGTCGATATTCCTGCCCTTGTTGTTGAGTTGAATCGGCGGCAGAAGCAAGAGAAGGCGTTTACACGGGATCTCTTCTTTATGAATGTTCTCTCAGGTCCGGCGAAGAAGGTTGAAGGGATTGCTGTATCAGCGAAGCGTGTATGGATTCCTGTATGGAAGCGCTGTATTACTGTAAGAACGGGTGTAGTCGAGGGGGAAAGATACGGGATTACCTGGTACGAGAATAAGAGTCTGCCTCACTGGAAGGAGCGGATTGTCTTTCGCGCAGAACGTGCGTAGCCAGAATAACCTACGAGTATATAGAAATGAGCCCTGCGCAAGTAGTAGGAATCTCTTTACTGGTGATTATATGGTGGGTAGGTGTATGGGGATGCATTGAAACTGCAGTGCATACGGTAACTCGCTCGAATCCCTTCTATTCTTTTTGTGTATATTTTACCATGGCTGTTCTTGTTCTAGCATTGTATATTACACATCCCAGCTTATTTACGAAAGTCATGGTGTAGCACGTAAAAAATGATCGACGCATTTCCCTCGGAAAAAAGTCCTACAATGTCCTACTTGCGGATCGTTACCGACACCGAGGATGTTCCTCCTATGCCGACGAATCCCGCAATTACAATGAAGTACCAGCCAGACCGCTTCCAGCGCTTTGCGATTGAGGCGATTGAGAAGGGGGAGAATGTCCTTGTTACAGCGAAGACGGGTTCAGGGAAGACCTTTGTGGGTGAGTATCAGATTGCCAAGAGTCTGCAACGTGGTGGACGTGTGTTCTACACGACACCCATTAAGTCTCTTACGAATCAAAAGTACCACGACCTGAAGCACCTGTTTCCAGATGCAACAGTGGGTATCATGACTGGTGACATTAAGTTTATTCCGAATGCGCAGATTGTGGTGATGACTACGGAGATTCTGAGGAATTTGCTGTTCAAGAGGGGCTCTCTCACCGAATCAGTTGGAGCATCCTCACTTCTGAGCATGGATGGAGTGGACTCAGTTATCTTTGACGAAGTTCATTACATCAACGACAAAGATAGGGGCCATGTGTGGGAGGAGACGCTGATTCTTCTGCCGCCCACGATCCATTTGATTCTTCTGTCTGCTACCCTGTCGAGTCCTCAGGTGTTCGCCCAATGGCTGGGGAATCTGAAGAAGGTCCCCCTGTGGCTGATTAGTACGCAGTGGAGGGCGGTTCCTCTGGAGCATGCAGTTATCTCGTCAGAGGGGAAGCCTCTAACGATATATACGCCCAAGGAGGAGTTTCAGACTGAAGTGTATCGTGCATGGCTTTCTGAGCGTAAGGGGGAACTTACTGCAAAGGATAAGTTCAAGGAGAAGGTGAAGAACGAGAGGCAGATTGGAACAGAGGGTCCTATCTCAGGAAAGGTGCATGTGAAAAGTTTTGACCATATTCTCCACGAGACGCTTACTTGGCTGCAGACGCACAATGGTTTACCTGCACTTGCCTTTGTGTTCTCACGTGCAAAGTGCGAGAGTTTGGCTGCACGAGTGCCTCATACATTCCTGGATTCTTCTGATACTGCAGCGGTTGCACACATCTGGGACTTTCATCTGTCGAGGTACAAGTCTGTTCTTGAGAAGAGTCCTCAAATGCATACCCTTCGTGCCCTTGCCCTTCGTGGGATTGCCTTTCATCACAGCGGTCTTCTTCCCTTCCTCAAGGAGATTCTGGAGATTCTCTTTAGCAAGGGATATATCAAGCTCTTGTTTGCCACGGAGACATTTGCGGTTGGAATCAATATGCCGACGAAGACGGTGATCTTCACTTCTCTTCAGAAGTTTACGGATCAGTCCTTTCGACCACTCTTGTCATCCGAATATATTCAGATGGCAGGAAGGGCGGGGAGACGTGGGAAGGATGACAAGGGTCTGGTCCTCTATATTCCTGATAGGGACCCACTGGATGTGTTCGAGCTGCAGTCTATGCTGACAGGGAGGGCAAGTAGCTTCCAGTCGAGAATGCAATTTGAGTATGGATTTATCCTGAAGGCGCTGAATGGGGCGGTTCCTGTTGATGTGATGCTAAAGGATTCCTATTGGTGGGCGCTCGAGGAGGAAGATGCGAAGAACCTGGAGAAGGAGAGTAAGGCTTTGGATACTCAACAGGCTGCGATGAAGTTTTCAGAGGAGGAGCTATCCGTATGCTCAGAGAAGGCGCGTCTGGAAGACGTGATCGCAAACAGTCACAACGCAAAACGGAAGCAAGCGAACAGAGAGTACGAGGCCTGGAAGGAGGAGCATAAGGAATCGGTTTGGGGCTCAATACTTCAGAGTTATAAAGAGTATACGGCGGTTGGTTCAAAGAAACAAACGGTACAGGCGATGTTGACTTGCTTTGCGAAGCGGAAGGATATCCTTTCCTTGAGGGAAGTACCAGAAGCTCTTCCACGATTTCGCGTTCTCGAGGAATTTCAATACGTAGATCGTAAGGACGATACATTTGTTCTGACTGATAAGGGTAGACTTTCTTCTGAATGCAACGAGGGTCACTCATTCTTACTAACGGAGTATATGCTGTACCTACATGAGAATATATCTCTAAGCCAATTTACTGTATACGATGTTCTTACCAGCTTGTCGATCTTTCTTGGAGAGATGAAGGATGAGGTGACGAGAGCATCGGTTGATGGGGAGGTTGCTCTGCATCTTGAATCTATCAGGGTCAAGGCAAAGAAGGGATATGAGCTTGAGCGTCAACATGGAGTGATGTATTCTGGATTCTGGGATCTGAATGAGGAGTGGGTCGAGCCAATGCAGGCATGGTTGACGGGAGAGTATAGCATTGCACAGATTGCTCATACATTTCAACTGTTTGAAGGGGCAGTGCAGAAGGCTATTCTCAAGTTGGCTGCTCTCCTTGAGGAACTGCAGAGCCTTGCGACACTTCATGCTAGTGTTGATTTGCTGAGATTTCTGGAGGAGGGGAGGAATCTGGTGATTCAGGATACGATGTTGGCGGAGAGTCTGTACCTGAGGATTTAATTAGAAGTTAGCCAACTTATACAGGAAATACTGGGATACTGCCCAAGCGACAAAACTCAACCCTAGCCGTGCATAGAATACATGATACTTACGAATGTATGCTTCATTCTGTAATACATTTTTTCTTCTCTTTGAATCATCGAAGTCATCCATCATCTCCCTTACATCTGCATAAGGAAGACGAGTCTCACGTATTGTTAGGTATTCTTTATTATTCTGTTTACTTAGAAATATGCGAACATTACCTTCATTCGTTTCCATCAGTCCCATCTTTAGAAGAATTGTGTCATGGTTTTCCTCTCCAGAAAAATCATCAGATGTATCACTACCGGCAAAGGAATCCTCTGAAGGTTCTGAGAGTGCATTAACCACGGTCTCGAATTCATCCACGGTCTCGAATTCATCCACGGTCTCGAATTCATCCACGGTCTCGAATTCATCCACCGCCTCTTCTGCTGTGTCAACAACTTCTGCCACCAAATTTTCCTGGGGGAGTGTTCCATGGAGAACTACATGTCTATCCTCTACACTTGCTGAGGTAGGCGCTGCAGGAGACAAAGACCTTACAACAGCCGCTACAACAGAATCTACAACCGCATCTATAGCAGCATCTAGACTATTAGGCACGACTGCAGATGCAGGTGTAGTCTCCACTGCCGATGTCGCACAAGATGTTGGTAGAGGTGTCGATTCGACTGCCGATGCAGGTGTAGTCTCAGCAGATGTTGCTGATCCTGCAGGTGTAGTCTCCACAGAGGTAGTTGTATTACGTAGTGTTGAAGAGACTTCCGTTGTGGAACCAGTGGCAGTTGAGCCAGTGGCAGTTGAGACAGTGGCAGTTGAGACAGTTGCAGTTGAGCCAGAGGCAGTTGAGACAGTGGCAGTTGAGCCAGTGGCAGTTGAGCCAGTGGCAGTTGAGACAGTGGCAGTTGAGCCAGTGGCAGTTGAG